TATCGGTAAAACATATACATTAACCGTTGGTGGTGCAAATACATCATCTGGAATACAAATTGGAAATGGAATTGTATTCATTAATGGCGTGTTCCAAACACCATTTACAACAAATAATGAAGGTCATAATTATCAATTCATCTCTGATACGACTGCAGGTGTATCAACTGTTCAATTTACAGGTATTACGTCTGAAAATGGTCAGTTTATTGTATCTGACTCTGATATCAACCAAAATCAAGTTCCTAGAGGTGGTTTGATTGTATCTCTTGGTTCTACACCTGGTCTTGGATATGCTCCATTGGTTGGTGCAAAAGCATCATTATTTAAAAATTCTGCTGGTGCGATTACAAGTGTTGTTGGTATTGCAACTACTTCAGGTGTTAATTATGGGATAAGCACCGCAGCTTATGATAATATTACAGGCATCATTACAGTAACAACTAATAAGGTTCACGGTTTTGCACTTAATAGACCAAATACAGTTCAACTTAAAGACTTGGAATTTAGTTGTGTTGGATATAGTGGAGTAACAACGACAATCTTCCAAGATCATGAAAGACCATTATTCTTAACAGGTATAGTTTCAGAGAGAACATTTGAAGTTCAAGCAGGACCAAGCACGATTGTACACACATATGTTGGTGGTGGTAATGCATTTGAATTTTTTGAGGATAATACATTTGGTTCAGGATATAGAGGTGGCACTGTTGCAATAGGTGTTACTGATCTTGCATATGAGCATCGATTTGTAAGTGCTGGTGTTGGATCAATAAGGACTAATGCATCAGGTTCTAATATATTTGCTGCAACACAAAGAACTGCAACAAATGCAACATATATTTCACATACAGGATTATTAACACTTACGATTGCAAATCATGGGTTGAGTGCTGGTAACTTCGTTGGTATTGATACTGGAAGTCTTGTATTCACATGTTCAAGAGATAATTTTAAATCGAATCATGCATATCCCCGTGCGCTTTCTAAGACCACAGGATTACCTGATCCAATTGCTGGTATAGCAACCATAATCACTGCTGTAACAACAAATACAATCACTGCTTTCATTGGATTTGGTGGAGGTGCAGGAACTGGTGCATCAGTGACTGGAAATATTGGTGTTGGAGGAACATTAGATATTAATATTGGTGCTGGTGGTACAAATTATGTGAATCCAAGATTCCAATTCCCACAACCAAATTATGAAAATATGGAAGTAATTGGTGTTTCAAGAAATGGTGTCGCATCCACTGTAACTGGATCGAATCTTCTAGTCACTCTAAATGTTGGTGCGAGTTCGACAGTTGGTATTGGATCTACATTGTTTGAAATCACATCATTTGATATTACAAGAGACGGATATGCGTTCAAACGTGGTGATAAAATTAAACCAGTTGGATTAGTTACTGCTAGAGGAGCAGATCTTGAAGATTATATATTAGAAGTAACTGAAATTTACAATGACAAATTTACGTCATGGGATTTTGGTGAGTTTGATTTTATTGACCCTATTGAAAATTTACAAGATGGTGTTAGAACAAGATTCCCATTAAGAGTAAATGGAGAATTATTAAGTTTTGATGTTGGGCAAACTGTTGACTCACAACAAATTGATATGAATGCATTGTTAATAATATATGTGAACAATGTATTACAAGATCCCGGAGAGGCATATTCATTTGAAGGTGGTACTACATTTGAATTTACAACAGCACCTGAAGAGAATGATGACATTGCAGTGTTCTTCTACAAAGGAACTGCATCAGAAGACGTATCAGAAATTAATGTTGTAGAAACAATCAAAAATGGAGATGTTGTAAGACTACAAGCAAATGATGACACGAGTATTCTAACAAATCAAAATACAAGAAGATTAATTGATTTGGCACAAAGAAATAGAACGGTATCTGGTATAACAACCACTGACACTCTTGAAACTGAAATCTATACTGGTGTTGGAATTAATGACTCTGCTACGAATAAACCACTTACATGGATTAAACAAAAAGAAGATAAGGTTGTAAATGGAATAGTTGTTTCAAAAGCAAGAGATTCCATTGAACCATTAATATTTCCAACAGCAAGAATTATAGGTGACATTGGTGCAGGAACAACAAACAAAATATATGTTGATGATGCTAACTTCTTCCAGTATGAGGCAAATGAAGACTCTGCAGTTAATGACATAAACTTTGATGGTTTAATTGTAAATGATACAAATCCAATATCTGCATCATTTACAGCTACTGTATCAACTGCTGGAACTATTTCAGCAATAGCAGTTGCTGATGGAGGAAGTGGATATGTAGGTAATTCAACTTCTGTGCATATTTCACAACCACCAGTTCCAATGAAAGTGTCTCCCGTAGCAACTGGAATTGGATCGACTGCTTTTGCAACAGCAAATATTACAAATGGCACTATAACATCAGTTACAATTAATAGTGGTGGTATTGGATATTCAACCTCGGTAACACCAAAAGTGATTGCATTTGCTCACAAACCAGTGACTGAATTAATTGAGTCTATTGATACTTCAAGTGCTAATTTTGCTGGATTCTCTGGTATTGTAACTGGTATCTCAACAGTTATGATAGGATCAACTATTGGACTTAAGTTTGGTCTGTCAAGATCTGGTGCCTTTACCAACCTAAAAGAGACAATGCCAATTTATATCTCTGATACGTCTGTTGGTCATGGGGTTACAAGTTTGAATGAGAGTGGTGCAAACACTGATGTTGTAGCAATAGGTAGAACATTTGTTGATAATGTTTATATAATAAAAAATATTAATAGACACTCAAATGCTGCTGAGATTGAGGTTAACGTGCATTCAGGAATTAATACTAATGGTATTGATTTGGCAAAAACTAATTTACCATTTACCATCACATTTGGTAGTGTTGGATCTGGAAATACATCATATATTACTAGTGGAAAACATAGAGGAGAATTTAGCACACAACCTACTTTATCAAATGTCCATAATCCAACAATTTATGTCGAAAAAGGTGATGTATTGAGTATAGTAAATAGCACCGGTGGACATGCATTTGCACTTAAGAGAATATTAGGTGGATCAAACTTTACAACAGGAGTAACAGGATCTGGAGCAGGTACACTTGTCTTTGACACAGCACAAATTGGAACAGGCAGTACTTCATTCTTCTACCAGTGCACAAATCATCCAAATGCAATGTATGGACAAATTATAGTTAAAGACATAGAAAAAGGTAAATTCTCTTTCGGTGTCTTAACACCAGCATCTGGTAACTTTGTTAGAAATAACCCAATCTCAATCGGAGTTACTGGAAACACTGTAATTGCAGGTGAGGGACTTGGTATTTCAACATTCCCAACCATACAAAGACGAGGTTTTGGTTTCCGTGATGGTGGTGCAATTAAGAGGTCTCATACACCATGACGATTTCCTGTATAAATATAGAAAAAAACATATAATAATGCCAGCAATTGTTACAGACCAATTCAGAATATTAAATGCAAGTAATTTTGTTGCAGGAGTTTCTTCGTCTACCAATTCATATTATATTTCTTTAGGTTTACCTAACCCACAACCAGCGTCTGTTGGTTTTGGTAGGGCAAATAATTGGAATACTGCTACTCCAAACCCAGTAGATAGTTTTTCAGATATTGCACATATCGGTGATACAACACAATTTGGTAAGAGGGTTACAGAAGCAAATGTAAGAAGATTAGTTCGTCGAATTGATTGGACTAAAGGAATCAAATACGATATGTATCGTCAAGATTACAGTACTACAAATAGTGCTCCAAACACAGGAGCAACACGCTTGTATGCTGCAAACTACTATGTTATGAACAGTAATTTCAATGTTTATATTTGTATTGAAAATGGATCATCGGGTATAAACACCACAGGAAATGCATCTGAGGATGAACCAACATTTACTGATTTGGAACCATCAAAGGCTGGAGAAAGTCAAGATGGATATGTTTGGAAATATCTGTTTACTGTAAATCCTAGTGATATTATTAAATTTGACTCTACTGATTTTATTGCTCTGCCAAATAATTGGAGTACAAGCACTGATGCTCAAATTCAAGCAGTTCGTGAAAATGGTGATTCTGATATAAACAATAACCAAATTAAAACAGTTTATATCGCTGATCAGGGAAATTTATATAATACAACTGGTGGAGAATTTAATATTTTGGGTGATGGAACTGGTGGAAAGGTGGTCGTTGAGGTTTCTGGTAATAAAATAACTAAATGCACAGTTTCAAATGGAGGTAAAGGTTATACTTATGGAGTTGTTGATTTAGGCACTATTAACAGTGGTGCAGTTGCTGGAAGCACTCCTGCCAAATTAATTCCAATCATTCCACCTTCAAAAGGACATGGATTTGATTTGTATAAAGAACTTGGAGCAGATCGTGTTCTTGTTTATGCACGATTTGATGACTCTACAAAAGATTTTCCAATCGATGCTGAGTTTGCACAAGTTTCATTAGTTAAAAATCCAACATCCTTTGGAACAACTTCGATTTATACAGGAAGCACCTTCTCTGCTCTGAAATCAATTAAATTCTCAACAATATCAGGGACACCAGCAGTCGGTGGTATTTTACAACAAACTGTAGGAACAGGTCAAACTGCATTTGGATATATTAGTTCATATGACAGTGATGTGAATGTAATTAAATATATTCAAGATAGATCATTATATTTTGGTAATAGAAATGATCAAACTGATTATGCAAACGTGACCAATGGGTCACAACAATTTGATTTTGTATCCACTACAAGTCAAGTTGCGTTTCCCGGAGGAAGTGGATCAGTTGAAACTACATTTAGTTCTGGTA